CTTGGAAGCCGCGGTGGAAGAAGTCCGCCGCGAAACCTTGCTGGTGTTGAAGAAAACCAGCGCCGGTTTGGACGCTTGGGCCACGCTCGGCACGAACCTAATCAAATCGGGGTATGGAGTGGACCAGATAATCGTTCGCGCCGATGCCATCGCCGCCGGCCTCCAGGAAGGCAAAGGCACGGCCGGCAAACTTCTGACCGACCCTTCGGCGGCCGACGAATTGAAGACCTTGCTCGTCAAAGCCATTGGTTCAACCATTTCGGGCTTCGCCAACGGGGTTCTCATCGCGTCAGTCACTGATACTTCTATAAGCGGCCCCGGTTTCTTTGCGATGACCGACTTGCGCTTCTCACGCTTCGGCAGCGTGGGAACCAACCACATGACCTATGACAACCTCGTAGTGTCAGTTCTTACAGATGTAACGCTTCGAGACCCGCGGCTTCAAACCGGCGGCTTTATTTCCGGGGCCGCACTTTCACTGGACAGCTCGCCCGACACACTCGCGGGTGCTGGCGCAATTACTTGCAGCGCGGCGATGGCCCTTGCCAGCACTGACACCGTTTCTGGCGCTGGATCGGTAACTGAGGCAGGAGCTATCGTTCTGGCGGCCTCGGATACGTTGAAAGGCGCTGGCGCAATCATAGATGCGGGCGCTATCGCCTTTGCCGTATCCGACACTTTGGCCGGCAAGGGGGCCATCACGGAGGCTGCCGCTTTGGCTTTTGCCGCAACTGACACGCTCAAGGGCGCAGGTGCGATTACCGAAGCCGGAGCGATTGCCTTCGCTAATTCCGACACACTGAAAGGGGCCGGCGCGATTACGGAAACTGCGACCAACTCGTTCTCTGCCGCGCCGGAAACACTGAGCGGCGCCGGCGCTGTCTCAGATTCGGCACCGATAGTCTTTTCCGCGAGCGACGCGCTCAACGGTTCAGCCGCGCTCGCAACTGGGCCGTCGATAATTTTCGCGGCACCACAATCCACAACTGGCGGTGCCACAATCGTCAGCATTGGTGGGGTCACATTCACATCAACGGCTAATTTCTCAGATGAGCCGGGCACCATTGTCGCCAGCGGATCACTTAGTTTCTCCACTTCATTCACCGCACTACAACCAACTCCTCCTATAGCGCCATCATCAATTGGCGGCGGTGGTGGAGGGCTTTCCGTCAGATTTTGGAATGCGCTCGCCAAAAAGACAAAGAAGCGAAAAAGGAAGGATGGGGAGTATGTAACTCCTACAGTTGCTCTTGCTGGATTTTCCTCTCGGATTGAGTTCGAGTCGAGGTTGGTTGCTGGAGGAGGTTCGATTGTGGTATGCCATTCCAATCTTCTCTTAGGATCTCAATCGTCTGCGTGTGGCTTGGCTAACGCAAAATCAAAGTGTGGCATAAGGTTCTCACGCAGGGTGCAGGCAACTCGGAAATGGAATCAAAGCGACGAAGAATTAGCCGCAATCCTTTTGACGGCAATCGACTAATAGAAATGAAACAGTATCCGCATTGTGTTGAGCAGCTTTTCTATAAGCCCCTGGTTATCACCCAGGCTCGACACGCCGCGCTGTGCCGAATCCTTGAAACCCGGATGCGCGGGGATATGCCGATGCCGCTTCCGACAACTGAACCGGATGACGACGACGAAATCGAGCCGGATTGGCAAAGCTACGGTGCCGATGCGGTAATCCCGGTTCACGGCGTTCTAACCGCTCACGAATCTGACATACCCGCCAGTTCATGCGGCTGCGGACTGGATACCGTTCGCGGGATGATAAAGGCGGCAGTAGCCGACCCCGAGGTTGAGAAAATCATTCTCGACTTTCGCACCCCGGGCGGTGGCGTCACCGGACTTCCTGAACTTGGCCGAGAGATTGCATCCATCCGAGACAAAAAGACCATAGCCTTCACCGATTCAGAATGTTGCTCAGGTGGCGTTTGGCTGGCGTCTCAATGCCAGTATTTCTACACCACCGGCAGTGCATCCGTCGGTTCTATCGGCGTTTGGTGCGCTTACCTGGATATGTCGCGCATGATGCAGAATGAGGGCGTGAACATGCAGGCGATTAGCGCGGGGAAATACAAGCTTCTCGGCGCTTACTGGAGGCCGTTGAACGATGAAGAAAAGGGGATGCTGCAATCGGAAGTGGATAACATTTATAACCAGTTCACCGAGGCGGTAAATCTCAACCGCGAAGTGGACCGCGAGTATATGCAAGGCCAGATATTCAGCGGAACCGAAGCCGTGGAAATCGGGCTCTGCGATGGGCAAGTCGAATCAATGGATGAATTGCTCGAAAGTTGATTTTGTTGACGCTGTGCCAAATGCAATATGGCGCGCTTTTGGAACGTAGGTAAGGCAAATGCCGAAATCACACGGCTTGAAGCTGAGGTAGCAAAACTCACCAAGGAACGCGACGAGGCCGCTGCAGCCGTCGAAGCGAACAACTCCGAAGCCGTTGCTGGCGCAACGCAACTCGAATCCGACCTTGCGACCGCCAAACAAAGCATTTCCACGCTGACTGCCGAACGCGATGCCGCGGTAAAGCAGCTTTCCGCAAATGCCGACGCGATTAAGGCGCTGAACGAGAAATTGGCCGGCAAGGATGAGGAAGTAAAAATCCAAGTCGCCCGCCAGGTTCAGCAAACGCAATCGCAGCTTGGCGCGCCGCCCGTTCCCACGCCTCCCGCCGCCACCAAGACGGCAACCACTCAGGTTTCAGGAATGCAGAAGGTTTTAGCCGCCGCCCGCGAAGATTTGAAAAAGGCAGGCTATGTCCACCCCTCTGAACGGTAAAACTCAATCCCGATATGAGCCAGCAACAAACAAAAGCTGAAGCAAGGGCGGAAGCGAAAGCTGAAGCCGCCGAAGCGCTGTCCGCCGCGGCAACCAAGGTTGATGAGCGTTCCACTGCCGAACAGCACGAGGCCCATCACGATAAGGTGAAGCGAGCCCTTTCGGACATTCAGGCGGCACACGAAAAACTATTCAGCGCCCTGGGCGAAGCCGATCAGATGGATATGCCAACAACGTCACAATTTAGGAAGCAAATGGATGTGGTCAAAGGGTTGGGACTGGAATGCGGCCGCAAAATCGCGGCACTCATAAGGTTGGAGCCTCCAAGCCCCTGATTTACGAAAGTCGAAAACCACCGCTAAAAATCTATGGCAGACTCATTCTTAACACTCCTCGACATCACCAAGATGAATGGCACCGACCCGGCAGTCGGCATCATCGAGGAAGTCCGAACTTTCGCGCCTGAAGCCAATGTGATTGGCGGCAGGACAATCCGCGGCACGACCTACAAGGGTCTTGTGCGGACTGCGCTTCCAAGTGCTCCGACATTCCGTCGCGCCAACGAAGGCACTGCGGTTGCAAAGAGCAACTGGGACCAACGCGTGAATCAATGCTTTTTCTTCGACGGCCAAATGCGCGTCGACGAAGCGGTGTTGGACGCTTCCGAGTTCGGCCCGGAATGGGCGCTGGCCAACGAAGCCTCGGGCATCATTCGCCAGAAGCTTATTGCCCTAGGCACGCAGGTTTATTACGGCAACCCCAGCACGACCGACTTTGGTTTCGCCGGCCTGACTTACCTTTACGACCCCGCCGCGATGGAAATTACCGCGAACGCGACGGGCTCACTTGGGGCCACTACCTCGAGCGCATGGCTTGTGGTAAACATGCCAGATTCGGTCGAGTTCATTTACGGCAACAATCAGGGGTTGCAGTTGAAGCAGTGGGTTCCGCAATATATCAGCGCGACCAATTCGCAGTATCGCGCCTTCCTGAACAACCTCAGCGGCTACGTCGGCCTCTCCTTCAATTACACCAAGGCTGCTTGCCGAATCAAAAACCTCGTATCGTTCGGGACCGCCAGTAATACCGGGTTGACCGATGCGCTAGTAGCCCGTGCGCTCGCACTATTCCCCGTCGGCACTGTTCCAACTCACTTGTTCTGTAACCGTGCGCAACGGCTTTACTTGCAGCTCTCGCGTTCCCCGGTTTACGGCACCACTGGCGGCAGCGCAATCACCGCGACGGATGCCCTCAAGTTCTCGACCGTGCCGATGGAATCCAACGGAATCCCGCTGCACGTCACCGATTCGCTAATTCAGACCGAAACCGCAACTGCCGCCGGAACGCCTTACTAACACAATTTATGGCAACTCAAGTTCTTAACACACGCCTACTTCGTGATTCGGGCCTATCCGTCACCAAGGCGCTGCCTAACAACACCAACAATACCAGCGATGCCATCGACATCGGCAGCGGACCATTCAACCCCGAGGAAATCGAGATTGAAGTTTCCGTGCCGGCCATCGCGGCGCACACAACAGCGAACAATTTGCAGATTCAGCTTTACCACGGTGACGCTTCAAATTCGCTGGCGGTCACTACGCCATTGATTGAAGTGGACGTGCTTGGGGTTGTATCCACCGGGAGCGTAGCAACGGTGAAGCGTTTCAAGTTGCCGCCCGGAACCAAGCGTTACATCGCGTTCCACAATATCGCCACCACCGACGATTGCTCCGCGGTGTCTGCGACGTATTCGATTTTGGTCTGATTTGTTTTGGGTTGTGGCTGAAGGCCGATCGGCAATTGTCGGTCGGCCTTTTTAATTTGAAAATATGAAAAGATTCATCGTCTTTTGCGGAGCCCTGGTGCTTTTGGTTGCGGCCGTATTCCTTTCCAAGTCAGACGCGACCAGCTTTCCGACCGGGATGCGCGCCGACACTATAAACTCAACAATCCTCACCGCATCCGGGACCACAACCACGAACAAGGTCGGAACCGGACTCTATGTCGAAGGCGTATTGAATCACAGTTTCCAATGCGTAAACTCCGGGGCGGCTGCGCAGCAATTCATCATTGATTGGAGCCTGGACAATACGAACTTCGTCCCCATTTCCACAAACGCGGTGGCTGCTACTTCGACGGCGGGGATTACCTCAATCGGCAAATACGCTTACGTGCGCGCGCGGCAGCTTGGGACAAATGACGCAATGGCCGTGATTTATCTCGGGGGGAATTAGGTGCCCACCGACATCCTAAGCCTCCTTGAGTATGAGCTTCAGCGTGCCAGCCTTGAGCTTGGTGCGGCTTCAGGTAATGCAACCTTCACTTGGAATGGTGCTGAGTATCCCTGCACCTACGTTCGCGTCCAGCAGGAGTATTTGAATCCTGGTGGCGAGTCTCCGATTGGCGACTTGCAGCTAACGGTGCAAAGGAAAAACCTTCCGACAGTTGGACCAGAATTGCATCAGCAAGTCACCTTCGAGGCTGTCGTTTACGAAATCCAGATAATCAAAGACGGCTCTGGCGGTTCACTTGTTTACACCTGCTGGCGTCCAGGAAAGGGTCTATAACCGGCTCGCTCGACACTTCCAAGTATGAGGCCGAGGTGAAGAAGCTTTTGGCCGAGTGCTATTCAAGCGCATGGCCCCGGACGGTAAACAAGCACGCTTTCTATACCGCGCTCGGTGCGCTTAATGAAACTCCGGTTGTCCCAGGCTTAAAGATTGCCGCCGAATTGGGGCGCGAGATAACCGCCAAACGCAAAGACGGTCGAAGCGGTCTTGTCCCGGTCGGTTTCGTAATCGCAGCCAAACGGGCTTCCAAGAAATTCGGCGCAATTCGCGCCATCCGCACTTGGCAAGCGATACAGTCAAAGCGCGGATTCAATGGTCGCAAGTTCTGGCAGGCGGCCATAGACCAGAAGCTGAAATCCATGTTCGGCGGCCGTCGGAAGTCCGCGGCTTTCATCCGGGCTGGCTGGGCGGCGGTCCTTACGCAACTCGGGCCGTTAATCGGCGGGCGGTATAAT